GAAATAGATATTTATTCATTTAATTAAATTCAAAACCTGTTGTAATTTATTTTATAATTGGCAATATCATTATTAATGACATCTGCCATGTATTACATAATTTTATATACAATAATTTATACTTTTATAGGTTTACAAAATGCAGGAGTGATATGACATATAAAATTAACTTAACATTAGAGTTTAAAACAAGACCAACAAAAGCTGAAGTAGAGGACAAACTATTTTGTTTAATAAGAGATGGCTTTACATTAAAAACAAAGGAAGAACATGAAAGAGAAAAACAACTTGTGGGCAAAAGGCAGTCTGCATTACCAAAACCTTAAAATACAACCTTCTCAATTTATAAACAAAAATAAATTATTGTTTGCAGAAGGTAATGTAATTAAATATATTTGTCGTCATCAAGCTAAAGGTAAGGCTGAAGATATCAGAAAGGCAATACATTATTGTGAAATGATATTAGCGAGAGATTATGAGTAAAAAACAAGGTATAATTATAAGCAAAGTATTTTTACAAGCACTCAGCGGTCATTTAAATGGGTTTTTATTTAAAAGACAAGCTCACAGGGGGTTTTGTGGACAAAATTAGTTTGCCCGGAGGTAAATACGATATTATTTATGCAGATCCACCTTGGCAGTATAAAACATATTCAGGAGATTTAGTTACACCGTATCCTATTATGAATGACGAAGATATTTATAGTATGCCTGTAAAAAAAATAGCTAGTGATAATTGTGTTTTATTAATATGGGTTACATTTCCTAAATTGATAGAAGGAATAGAAACAATTAAACGATGGGGATTTACATATAAGACTTGTGCTTTTGTTTGGATTAAAACAAATAAAAATTATAATACAAAACAAGTTACATTTATTCCTGAAGATAGTTTTTCTACTTTTTGGGGTATGGGTTATTGGACTAGAGCAAATGCAGAACTTTGTTTATTAGCTACTATAGGAAAACCAAAAAGAATATCTAAAGCAGTTCATCAAGTTGTTTATGAGCCAATACAAAGACACTCTAAAAAACCAGATTGTGTTAGAGATAAAATAGTTGAGTTATGTGGAGATTTGCCTAGAATAGAACTATTCGCAAGACAAAAAACTCCAGAATGGAATGTTTGGGGTAACGAGGTATAAATGTACGAACAAGATTTATTTGACGAAAAGACTTGGGTACCACCAAGCAACTTACCAGATCTTTCAAAAGAAAAAATCATATCCATTGATACAGAAACATACGATCCTAATTTAATTACTTTAGGGCCAGGGTGGGCCAGGAACGATGGTAGGTTAATAGGTATTGCAGTAGCTACTTCTAATTGGAAAGCTTACTTACCTATAGCACATGAAGGGGGAGGTAATTTATCTAAGAGTATAGTTTTACGTTGGTTAAAAGATCAACTTAAACATGGTATGTCTGTAGTGTTTCATAATGCTCAATATGATTTAGGTTGGTTATCTACAGAAGGTATAACAGTTCCAGGCAAAGTGTTAGATACAATGATAGCGGCACCTTTAGTAGATGAAAATAGATTTTCATATAGTTTAAATGCTTTAGGTTACACGTATTTAGGAGAAAGAAAAAAAGAAGACGAACTAAAGAGAGCGGCTAGTCAACATGGTTTAGATGCTAAAAAAGATATGTGGAAACTTCCTGCATCTAGAGTAGCAAGTTCTGCAGAAATGGATGCTAGATTAACTTATGATTTATGGACTGTGTTACGAAGAAAATTATCATTTGAAAATTGCGATAAGATATTAGATTTAGAATTATCTTTATTACCTATTATATTTAATATGAGAAAAAAAGGTGTAAGAGTTGATTTAGATAAAGCAGAAAAAACAAAAAAACTTTTACAAGGAAAAGAAGATGTATTGTTAAAGCAAGTAAAAGATGAAACGGGAGTGGACATTGAACCGTGGACAGCGACTAGTTTAGCAAAAGCATTTGACGCACTAAGTTTAACTTATGAACGAACAGAAAAATCTAACGCACCTAGTTTTACAAAACACTTTTTAAAAAACCATAAACATCCTGTAGCAAAAAAAATATTAGAGATACGAGAGTACAATAAAGCAAATACTACTTTTATAGAAACTATTCTTAATCATCAACATAAAGGTCGAATACATTGTGAGTTTAATCAATTAAGATCTGGTGATGGAGGAACAGTTACTGGCAGGTTTTCATCTAGTCATCCTAATTTACAACAGGTGCCTGCACGACATCCTGAGATAAAGAAAATGATACGAGGACTGTTTTTACCTGAAGAGGGTTGTAAGTGGGCAAGTTTAGATTATAGTGCCCAAGAGCCAAGGTGGTTGATGCATTATGCTTCTTTAACTCCAGAAACAAAAGAGCACCCTAAAGTAAAAGAGATTGTTACAAGTTATAGTAAAGACGATATAGACTTTCATCAAATGGTTGCAGATATAGCAGACATAGATAGGAGTTTAGCTAAGACAATTAATCTTGGAATTATGTATGGTATGGGTATAGGTAAGTTAGCACATATTTTAGGAGATATATCTTTTGATGAAGCTAAACAACTTAGAAATGAGTACGATGAAAAAGTACCTTTTATAAAAAACATGGCTTCTGCTGTTATGAGAGTGGCTACAAACAAAGGAGAGATAAGAACTCTTTTTGGTAGAAAGTGTAGATTTCCTATGCGTGAGCCTAAAGGATTTGGTGGATATAAAAAAGCTATACATATGGATAAGTTAGAAGAAGAATGGCAAAATATATTAGACACACCTTTAGAAGATAGAGATAAAGATTGGAAGAAAAAACATCCAGATAATTATCAAGTAGCTTTTACCTATAAAGCTTTAAACCGTCTTATACAGGCAAGTAGTGCTGATCAAACAAAAAGAGCAATGAAGATATGTTATGATAACGGATACTTACCTATGTTAACCGTACATGATGAACTTTGTTTTTCTATTAGCGAATCTAGTGAAGCAATGAAGATAAAAAATTATATGGAAAATTGTTTTCCAGAAATGAAAATACCCTCTAAAATTGATGTAGAAGTGGGCGATAGTTGGGGCGAATAAAAGTTCTTGATCTTTAATTGTAAACTATTATTTTAGTTGTTGGAGTCAAAGTATTTTAAATAACAAACACAACTGTTAATAAGAAATTTGGGGATAAATTACTATATTACTTTGACTCTTTAATTTAAGATGCAGGCCACTTATCTTTTTTCATCATACCACTTAATCTTTCAGCTCTTGTTCTTACTTGTTTACTCCAAGAACTGTCCAACATTTCTTTTGAGGCATTATTCCAATCGTGATTACCTATAGCTTCAAAGAATTTAGGCCATTTACTAGGGTTAAATCTTGTTCTACCCATGTTAAATAACATATCTATAATTACGGCTTGTCTGACTTTACTAAGACCGTTAAAAAATATCCAATCTTTTGCTTCACCTTTTACTCTATTAATATCGTTTATTAACATAAAATTTATTTCTTCTCTAGTAATACCAATACCATCTGCCGCTACATTTCTACCAACGCCAATAGTAGGATGACCTACTAAAGTATCACCTGCTTTTACTTCTTTACCGTTTGCATCATCATATACACGATACCTTACGCCCTCGTGTAATGATATTAAATCTGTTATATTATCCAGTTTTTCTGGCATTTTTCCTCCTTGTTTTTCTCTTAACAAATGTTTTTACATTTGTAGGTTTTTTACCTACATTACCTGCGGATCTTTTTCTTTTTACAGCACTTGTTATTTGAGATTTAGTCATACGTTGAGCAGTAGCTCTTGGTACGCATTTAGGATATTTGCGTTTACTTGTTTTTGTTGACTTTCTACCACAAGCCTGAAACTTGCCTTTTTTCTTTGGAGATCCGATATCTACCCAATCTCCTTTAGGACCTTTTCCAAACCAAGCTTTAAGACCGCCCTTAGGTTTAGTAGCCATTATGCGCTCCTGTATCCACCACCACGTTTTTTGTAGGTACGTACTAACCAAGCATTAGCATAAGCGGAAGGATAAACATCAAATTTTCTTTTAGCTTCTGCTTTAACCTTTGCATATAATGCAGTGTTAGTTGGTTTAGATCCACTTTTTTTTGTAGATTTTCTTTTTTTTGTAGGTGTTTTTTTCTTTTTAATTCGGGCAAAAAAGAACGGTGTTACTTGGCCGTTCGAAGAGATAACTAAAGAGAATAAAGGCAAAACCATTTTTGGCATAACGCAATGGCATTGGGTATGTCTAGGCCAATTATTCAATGACATTGTGAA